TAGTAAGCTGCAACAGCTGATAATGCAATGGCCGTAAGAAATGGCAATAGAACCTGTAACATTATCCGAAGAAACTCTCTAGTGAATTTGTTTTTATATTTTTATACATATTAAATTCTATATTTTCTAGATGTTTCTTATATGAAATAAAAACTCTATCTTTTTTATTATCATAAGGTAATATCAATGATTTTCCATGTGTTGGATATTTCATAGTTCTAAAAGGTGTTTTCAATTTTAAAGAATCTTCAAAATTATCCATTATCTGTGCGGTTAAATTTGGATAAAAATAAAAATTAGGACTATTCTTCATACCAAAAACTTCTTCTTCACCAAATAAAGTATTTATTTTTAAAGGGTTTCTTTTTTCTGCTACTTTAAATTCTATATTATCATTATCAACATTAACAAAATTTTCAGTAAATAATTTGTCAAACACACATTTATCATAATTAAACCATTCGCCGATCATATGAAGATGTTCAAATTTTTTATGATACTGTTTTTCTAAATGAAAACTAGATTCTTCAGACTTACATTTAACATAACGAAGAACCTTTAAAGTATTAGGATTTCCTGTTTGTAAATCAAGAAGTCTTTCTTTAATGTTATTTGATTTTCCAATCTTTACTGCATTAGATTTTTCATCTAATATGAAATAAACACAACTCATAATATATTTTATCCGAAGAAACTATCTAACGAATTTGTTTTCTCTGTTGTCCAACCCATGCAATCTAGTACCACCTTGATTGGGTCAATGAAAGCTTTCTGAAACTGCATATCATAATCAACATAGTCTTGAAGACCAAATTCAAATGGAAGTCTAGAAGGATAAGATATCACCATATCTCTAAGCGGATTAGGCTGCTTCAGATATGTAAATTTTATCTTCTCACCTTCTTTAATCATTTCATACTTCTTTTCTAATTTGAAATGTTTCAATTGTTTATTATAAAGAATTGCACCCTTAACATGAATCGGTGTTCCTTTTTTATATATTGTTGTGGAATCTGAATACTCTTTTATTCCATTTACACCCCGAGGAAAAGAGATTTCTTCTGGAGGCAATTTATTAAAGACCACTCTAAAGTCTTCAATAAATTTATGGATATCATCTTCAGTACCTCTCATCATTATACCAATTGATTCTTTCATCTTGATTCTAATTGCGGCCGGTGTTGAAGATTTTATCATCTCCAATCCCATTACCTTCATATGAGGCTCTTTGTATTGAACACCTTCATTATTATAAACATTCAGAATATATCTCTTCTTGGCCGTCCATATTCCTTTATCAGCCAGAGCTTCTCTCTTCATTATCATTTTTTGGGAATAGGCATGAGTATATTCAGCCAACTCTTGATAACTCTTATCAATAAAAGGTTGAATCTTATCTTCACATACACGATCCATAAAAGAGATAAGTTGATTAGTATCTGTCTTATTAGAATATACTTTGCACACCAATTCATTAAGCCGAAGATAAATTGAATCTGTATCTGATGCAATAACATAATCAATATTATCTGTTTTAAGCAATTGGTTTAAATAGATATTGAGTTTGTTCTCAATCCACCGGATAGATAATTGGCCAGCAAGAGTTACAGCCAAAGCCATACGAAGGTCATAAAATCTAAAATACTGAGACCCTAAGATACCGTAACAGGAATTTAAGGACACCTTCTTGGCGAGCTGCAGGTTATCATATCTCGCAATCAGATTTTCTAACTCAACTCTCTTTTCTTTGTCAGTTTCTTTCTCATAATCTTTTTTAGCCTGAATCATCAAAGATTTAAATTTCTTCCTATCTTCATACATTTCTTCCAACATCTTTGGTAGAAATCCTTGTACATCAGTTCTGAAGAATTGCCCATTAGGTGTGATGGTAACTTTTTCTAATGAAGATAAATCTATTTCTTTTGTGAGCATCTTATCTACAGACACACCGTTTTCAATGATACGCCTCATACTTGAAGTGTAATTAGACGGCTCAATCAAAGTTTCTGGTGAGATTCCATATTGCATCATCAAATGGGGATACAAACTATTTAAGTCAAATGATGCAACCCAATCATGCTTACCAACTTGTGGGTCTTTAACATATGCACCCTCAAATCGTTCAGTCTTTTTTCCAATACTCTTTGGAGGAACTATAATTTTCTTGTCTAAGAGATAATTATAAATCAGAGCATCCCACATTCTAGTCTGTGCAAATATGTCTTCAAAATTACTTTTAGTGTCATATGCTAGAGTAAGCCCAAGCTCAATTAGTTTTAACTTATCTTCCAATCTCTGTATAAGCTTACAGTCTTGAATATTGTATTCAATAAATTTCTGATAGTTTAACCTGTACAATTGATGTAGATTCTCATATTCGTCATATGATAGTTTAGACTCTCCTAGTTCCACATTTGCAATAGAATCAAGTTTATATGATTCTTGTGATTTACCGTTAGGCGCATACCATTTGTACAATTCAATATAATCTAAAGCTGATACACCTACAAGTTCATATGCAATCAATTCTCGATTATTGATATTGGTTGTTCTCTCAGATATAAGATTCCATGGAGATAGTTTCTTGGTTTCTTCTTCACCTAAGATTTTACGAAGTCTGTTGACGATATAAGGTATATCAAAAAACTTTGTATTCCAGCCAGTGAAAACATCTGGGCAGTTCTCTTGCCAATACTTTAAGAATTTCTTGGCCAGTTCAGTTTCATCTGCACACTTGATGTACTTCTCGGTACCTTTAACTTCATAATCACCACATCCAAAGACTACAGTATCACCTTTGATGTAGTTCAAACAAATTGCAGTTATTGGTTCATTAGCAAGATATGGGTCTGGAAATCCATTCTCCGAACCCACTTCAATATCTATAATGGCAACTGAAATTTCATCCATGTTCCAATCAATCATACCTTTATGCTCATCAGCAATAAAGGCATACTGAAAGGATGTGTTCCCATAGATTTTGAAGTTTGAAACTTCACTGTATCTTTTAGAGAAATCACGAGCCTCGCGGATATCCTCAAACTTCATTGGCTCAAGATGCTCACCATGAAGTGTTCTAAAAGGCGTTGGTTTATTGGACGGTACGAATAGTGTTGGTTGATATTGTACTTTGAGTTTTACTCTCCGGCCATCACGAACACCGCGATAGAGTATATTGTTGCCTACTGATGCTACATTAGTGTAATATTTCATTTACACATTGTATCATAGTTTCAGATTAGTTGAGGCAAGTAATATCCCTGCACCAAACATTTTACTATATTGATTCTCTAACTCGACTACAGGAGTAGTCATGCAAAGAACATCACTTAAAGCCAATCGGATGCCACTCTTAAACTCATTTGAATAGTCCAAGAATGGAGCAAAGGCCATCATAGGACCTTCTTTAGTTTGTTGAGACACTACAATGACAGGTTGTTTAATAATCATCAACTTGTCTTCAATTGAATCAACTTCAGCCATGATTGTTTGGCCATTCTTAACTGTGATTAGTTGAATATTCATGCTACAGAAACCTCCGTTTCAGGGTCAAATACTGCGATAGTTACCCACCTCTTAGGGAACAACATTTCTCTTCCCCGAAAGTTTTCCATATCGGCCGTTGGGTCTTGCATATAGCCAATAACTTCAATCTTACCATCATATTTCCGAACATCCAAATCATACTTTTCAGCTTTAGGCAGTTTGTGTTCAGCTACAAGTTTCTTAGCCAGTTCTCGCGTATTCATTTTATTCCTTCTGTTTTATTTGAAATAGTCTTATGCAATACAGATTCATAAGCCCTCTGTCTCAATTCCGAAGAACTGAATCTGTGATTTCGTGAATTAAACCAAATTTTAATACCACGGTTCTCACAAATAGTTTTACCTGTGAATTCTTTATCTCTATATTCTTCTCCTATAATTCTAATACTAATAGGCAAGAACATCAATAAATCTTCAAGGTCTTTCTCTGTATCATAAACAATAATCTCATCAATAAATTTCACAGCTGATAATTGCACATATCTCTCGACAACTGATTGGACTGGTTTATTTTTAATCTCAGGTCTATCAATCGTCGGATCACTTTGCAAACCAACAATTAAATAATTACAAACCGTCTTGGCCTCAGCCAACATTAGGATATGCCCAGCATGAAGCAAATCCCAAGTTGAACAGGTAAATCCTACTGGTTTACCTATAATAGCATCTGGAAGCACTAACATAATTTATCTCCTTCAATCTGTGTTACATTGACACCACAATTTTCAAGAAACTTTATTCCAGATTCATCACGATAACTGCTTCTGTAATAAACCCATTTAATGCCGGCTTGATGTATCAACTTAGAACATTCTAGACAAGGAGAATGTGTGATGAACATTGTAGCACCATCACTTGAATTTGTACTTCTACAAATTTTAGCCAAAGCATTAGATTCAGAATGTAA